TAAACGCCTTCGCGCGTCACGCGATAAATTCGATAGGCGGTCGGGATTCCGAAGTCATCGACGATGACGCCCTCGAAGTAGTTCTCAGAATTCAACCCCATATCGTTGGGGTTTCCGATGCGGGTCGCCGGGATCAACTGCACCTTCAGTCCCTCGCCCACGCGGCGAATTACAAAGCCACAGTCTCCATCGACTGGTCGGTTCTCCGCGGCGACCTGTACTAACTTTCGAAACGAATTACGGCCCGTTGCATCGGCCGTCTTGCACCAGTCGTGAAAGTACTCCGAGACGACGCGGTTGTAATCTCGGTCGCCCGTGCTCGGAGAGTACTCGGTCGGCGTTAAATAATTACCAAACTTGCGCGAGATCTCCTTAACCTCGGGACAATTCTCGACCAGATTTCGCGACTCCCACATCATCACCACCCGCTCGCGGACGGTCATCGAGGACTCGCTCGGCTGGCCGTACTGCATCGGCGCGTAAAGCCGATTCGTCTGCGCGGCGTTATAGGAAAACAACGCGGCCTCTACCCGAGCCTGCATTCGGCGAAGCGCGGTTGCGGGCGCGACGACCTCAAGCGCACGCTCAAACCACGGACGCTGCGAGATGACTTCCGCCGGGTTAAAGGTCTGCATCTTAGTTTCCGTTGAAGCTTACAAAGGTCGTGTCGGTCGTGTTGCCGTTTTGGTATTCGATGGCGTCGGTGATGTCTCCGAGCATCCTGTTTAGAGTGTTCAAATCGGCGCGCGTGACGCTCTTTCCGTTCAAGCTGTAGCTCGTGTTAAGCAAGCAGGCTTGAATTGCGTCTAAAACCTTGGTTTTGAGCGTGCTCAAGGTTGCCGCGTCAACGTCGAGAAAAGGATTGTCCGCCGCCATAGCAAAGCGGTTCCCGTCAAAAGGTTTTTTGACGCCCCGCGCTGGCTTCGATTTGACGCAAAAAAAGCCGCCCCACTATGGGAGCGGCTTGGTCTGCTTCGTCGGTCGCCCGCCCAGTCGGCATCACTTGGCGTCATTGATCGCGTCGATGATCTTGGTCAGGAAGTAGCCCTCGACGCACACGCCGTTAACGAAGGCGTAGAACTTGCCGTTGTTGAGGACGCCGATCTCAGGGTACTCCCGCAGGCGGGCTTGGATGTATTCCTGACGGTCGCGCTCGATGCGGGCGCGGAGGGCGTCGGCATATTCGGCACGCGCGTCGGCGGCGCGCTTCTCGTCGCGGGCATCAGCAAGGGTGCGGATCGTCTTGGTCGTGGTGGTCATTGTCGTTGTTTTTTTGAGGTTGTCGTTGTTGACGTGACCAGAGAAACCCAAGCCCTTGGGAAAGTCCAGAACTACTTTGAGGAAAAGCGCGGCCCCAATTCCACGCTAAGTCTTCGGCGGAACGTATCGAATGACGCCAGCGATAGTCGCCATACAAAGCAGCATCGCGCTCGTGTCCAAGCCGTGGTTGGGCGCGTTGCTCCTCACCTCGCGCCACTCCCAGATGCCCGTCCGCACCTCGACCTTGTGCTCGCCTTTAAGGTGCTCCACGTAAAGCGGGTTCACGTCGCTCGGCATCTCCCAGCGCAAGTCGCCCTTGCCCTCGAGCGCCGCGGCCAAAAGGTCTTTAAAGTAGTCGCCGGACCAGTTGTAGAAGTAAACGTCGCCGCCTCGGTAGTCGCTGACTTGTGGGTCGCTGAACGGGAAGTTGACCATCGTCCCGGTCGCCTCGTCCCGCATCGTCCACGTTCGCCGGCCATAGCCGCGCATCGAGCGCCAGCCGAACTCGGCGCAGTCGCGGTCCACGTCGGCCGGTCGGTATCCACGATCCTGCGCGGTGCAGGCGTCGGCAACCTTGTACCGCTGCTGGAGTTGACGCAGTTGATCGCGCGTGTCGATGCGGCCAAACCACAGCTGGCGATAGCGCGGCCCCTGCGCGGTTGAAAACGCGCCAACCTCGCACCAATAATGATCCTTCTGTCGGTCAATCGCGAGGAAGCGGATCGACTCGTCGGGGATTGGATGTCCGTCCGCGTGGTCGCCGACTTTGTATCCGCTGTCCTTGACGAGCAGATTGACGCTCTTGCGCTCTACTATCCACGGCCGCGCCTCGCGCTTCGTCCGAAACTCGATCTTGGCGGACTCGTCGCCTGTGCGAACCCACGCATTCTCGGCGTGCGCCCACTCTTCGGCCAGCAGGCGCATAGGCCGCGTGACAAGCGCCTCGATCCTAAAGCTCCGAACCTCGCGTGACGCCTTGGGATTCTGCGCCACGAAGCGCCCAGTCTTCGCCCAGTTCGCGCGGGTCGCGTCATTGTCCGGTGATTCGTGCCCGCAGTTAATGCAGCGGAACCGCACGGTCTCGACTACGCGCGCAACATCCCACGTATCGTCATCCCGCCTCGCGGCCTTGTCCCAGATTACTCCCCCGCGGTCCTTAGTCTCCGTCATCTGCTCAAACGCGATGGCGTGAAGCTTGCGGCAGGCCGGACACTCCGCGTGCCACTCGCCTTGATCTCCGCTGCGAAAGCTGGCGTCCTCGACGTTCCCGGTCTGAGCGTCCATCACGGGCGCTTGGCTCGAGTTGTAAATTTTGCTTCTGCCGACCTCTTCAAATTTAGAAACGCGGGCGATGGCGTGGCCGTATATCTCCTGCCAGCGCGGGAGCCAGAGCTCGTCGTTGATTTTGTAGCGGATCGACTGGCTCTGCTGAGTCGAAAGGTTGGCCGCGTTGAGGGTGAGAAAAAATCCGCCAAAGAAAATCTCGGTCGTCGTCCGATGCGGGCCGGGCTTCGGCAACATCGCAGCGACCGGGCGGCACCGTTCGAGCAGCGGCCATAAGCGAGTTTTCGCGTGTTTTTCTACCATCTCGTCGGTCTGCATCGTCCACGAGATCGGGCCGGGATCGTTGGCAAGTATCCACGGCAACCATACATCCGCTACGAGCGTGCCGCCGATCTGCACGGCCTTTCGGAAGTGAACGCGGCGGACGAGCGGATCTTGGAGCGCATCAAAGATCGGAACCAGCCACGGGCTTAATCTAACGTTGAATGGGCCGGGTGTTGCGTAGCTCTCGGGCAATTGCACGTTGCGCCGCGCCCACTCGTAAATTGGTGATCGGTCCGGCCTCGGAAGGCGCAAGTCCGCAAGTAGGTCGCCGCAGTTAGGCATTCGGCTTGATCTTCTTCGGTCTGCCGCCCTTGCGTCCGTTTAGCCGCGCGGCCTCCGCTTTCGCCGCGGTACGGGCGCGCCCGCCGCGTTGGCCCAGATGGCGCAGCACGGCGAGTATTTGATCGGGTGTTGGTGAGCTCAAGAGGAAAGCGCCTTGGTTTCGGCGACGACTTGGCGCCATTGCTCGATAGGCATCCGCGTGGCGCGAAACTTCCGACGGAGAAGCTGGGCGTCCCGCTCGTCGTTGCCCGTCAGCCACTCGGCAACCATTTTGCGAACCGCTTCGGTCGTGATCGTTTTGTTGTTCATCGTGGGCAGAGAGAAACCTAACCAGCTGGGGATAGCGAGAACTACTTTCTAGAACTCACCGCCTAGTTTTCCACGCGGTAAATCTCGGCCGTTAGCCGTTCCCACCGCTCCCATCCAAGCTCGTCGATAAACCAGCACAGCGGAGGCGATGTTGCGCGGCGTCCTAGAGCGGGAGCGTTCCCTGCCTCAATCCATCCTAAAATTTCGATCTGAGGGCGAGCGCCGCACGTTCCGACGACAATCCTCCCTTGCGCGATATCGCGCGGGGTCGCCTTGCAGTAGCGAGGACTCCGCGCCCATCGAACCTCGATTCTCGTCCCGTCTAGATCCGGCACCGCGTACACATCAACGCCCAGAGATGGCTGAAGCCCGAGTGCTATCGCGACCGCCGCCTCGGCGCACGCCGCGTTTATGTGGTTATCGAGCAGCTGCCCCGGCCAAGCTTCGGGGAAAGCAGGGCGGCTCCGCTTCGCCTCCGCGCTGAGTTGTCGCGCACGACCTGCCTCTACGGCCACGGATTCCTGCGCGGGTGTCAACCGCACGATCACTCTTCGGCCACCGTCGCCTTGATCGCGTCGGCCTCGAACCGAGCGATGTTGCCGTTCACCACCTCGCGGATTTCGTCGAGGATCAGCGCACCCTCGACGTTCGATTCCGCGGCGGACTTGCCCGCGACCCGCGGACCTAGTTCGACCTCGAGCTTTAACCGCAGGAGCAGATCGAGCTTCGTGCCGAGCAGGCGCAGCATCTCGCGCACCGTCTCCCGCTCGACGACCTCGGCGCGTTCGCGCTGCAGCTTGAGATCGCGCAGCGCGATATCGCGGCGCATCAACTCAGCCTTCAGCCCGTTAATTGATCCGTCTTTGATTTTCCCGAGACCAGCCGCGTCCCGCCACGAGACCAAATCCTCAACGCTCGCACCTACGGGGAAGTCGTCGCGCTTGAGCCACTCGCGCAGCGTTCGCGTCGTTGTGCCCAGCGCACGCGCCAGCTGATCCTGCGTCAGCTTGGAGCTATCGGTTTGCGTTTTCAAACGGAAGGGTGGGTTTTGGGCTAATTCCGTTTTTTCTCGCTAGG